ACTGGGATGTCGCGGACGGCCAGGCCAAGACGGATGCAGAGGCCGGGGCCAATAAACTGCTGGGTAAATGTATCCGAACGGCTGGCGATGCGGATGCCACCGTGCGGATCAAGCTGGATCAGTGACGTATGGCCGATCTCCTTCAAAAAGGGCTGCAGTTCCTGCAAAGCCAGCGCCGCCGGCACCTGGCCCAGGAAGTGATCTACCAGCGCGGGGCCGAATCGGTGCCGGTTTTGGCGACCTTCGGCAAGACCACATACGAAGTGGAAGAAGCCGAGGGCATTACCGTCGGAGCCGAGGTTGTTGACTTTTTGATCACCGCTGCCAACCTGGTACTCCAGGATGAGCCCATCCAACCCCGGTATGGGGACCAGATCATTGTATCCGGTCAGGGAACCTATGAGGTCCTGGATCTGCCCGGCGCTGGATGCTTTCGCTACAGCGATCCCTACCAGATGACCTTTCGGATTCATACGAAACGGATTGCCTAAGAGGTGACCAATGGCTGAGAAGAACGAAAATGCATGGCAGAAACTGATCTTAACCGTCCTGGGGCTGGCCACGACGATCCTGCTGGTTGCCTTCGGTTCCCTGGAGACCCGGAAGGTCGATAAGAGTGCCTTCCAGGTCCATATGGAGAACGAAAGGGAACAGTTCCGGCGAATCGAGTCGTCTCAGTCCAGGATTGAAGACAAGATCGACCAGCTCCTTCTCAGTCAGCAGGTCGGTAAAAAGCCGGCTCCGTAAAGGAAACGATGTCCATCGTAAATCCCAAACAAATGGCCGATGCAGTAGCAGGCATGCTCAATGGGGGCAGTTTTTCGAACCCATTTGAGTCCCATGTTTCGCTCAAACCCCTGTTGGACCTGACCGAGCGGGGGGTTCTGAAGGTCACCGTCGTCCCAGTCTCGCTGGGTCTGGAGAAGATCGCCCGCGGGATCCGCAGCGGCCGGTATGAAATCGACATCGCCGTCCAGCAGAAACTGCCTGCCGAGGAAATGGATGCGCTCATCGAGTCCCTGATGGATCTGGTCCTGGAGATCGCCATTTTTCTGGACAGCCGTCCCATCGAATACGAGCCCGGCAAACACACGGCTGCGGTCAAGACGGAGATCAAACCCATCTATTCGATGGAGCACCTGGCTGAATACAAAGTCTTTACCAGCGTAGTCACCGCAACCTACAACCTCACGTAAGGAGAATCAAATGCAAAAGAGTTGGATCATCCTGTTTGGTCTTTTGATGAACCAGATTGTTTGCGGATGGATGGGCGGGGTCTTGCTATGAACAACCTGATTGCCCGAATTATTTCGGTTACCTCCCAGTACCAGCCGCTGGCCACAGAGCGCCTGGTGGCGACCATCACGCTGTCCGCGCCGCCGGGCAATGGCAATCCAATCTTTCTGCAGGGAGACAGCGGCCAGGATGTGCCGCTGGTGCCGGGGGAATGGCATCTATTCCAGCATGTCAACCTGGCCGAGATCCGCATCAAGGGAATGGCCGGTGATACCGTCACAGTGATTGGGGGGACCTGGTAATGCCCTATTGGCCTCCCAGTCAATCCGGTTCCTCTGTGCCTTCCGGCACGATTGTCCTGTGGTCCGGGACCCTCGCGACTATTCCCTCCGGCTGGTTCTTATGCAACGGCCAAAACGGCACGCCCGACCTGCGGAATCGCTTTGTGATCGGAGCCTCCGTTGACCAGGCCGGAGAGGCCAAGACCGATGTGTTCGGCTATCAAACGAAAACCGGCGGCTCGCTGACGCATCAGCACGCTTATACGGCTACCGCGCAGCAACGCTCGGGGACGGTTCTGGCAAACTCGTCCCCCAACGGCTACTACGATGCAAAATCCGACGTGTATGGAACGACGGGCATCCAAACCCAAGACGCCGGCAAATTGCCCCCCTATTACGCATTGGCGTTTATTATGAAAGGCTAATCCGGAGCCCGAAAGATGAATGGTTTCGTAAAAACAAAACAGTTGTTTTTTGACCGGCAGGCGGTTACCAGTGTCCTGGACAAGGCCACTCGCAAGGTGTTGTCGAAGTTCGGAGGCCTGGTCCGAAAGACCGCCCGCTGGTCCATCCGTAAGCGGAAGAGGGCCTCTGAGCCGGGCCAGCCGCCTTCCAGTCATACGGGCCTTTTGAAGCGGTTTCTCTTTTATTCGTATGACGACTCCAAAAAGTCCGTGGTCATCGGCCCGGCTAAACTCCATGCCAAAAATACCGGCGATCCGGAGGTTCTTGAGTATGGCGGAACGACCTTGCTTGAAATCGGGAACCAGAAAAAGAAAATCCAGATTGCCTCTCGGCACTATATGAATCCGGCCTTTGAAAAAACCAAGACGCAACTGCCGCATCTGTGGCGCAATAGCATTGTTCAATAACAGGAGAATCTAAAAATGGCAACCACGTATAAACTCGGAATGGAAGCGGTCATCAAGTACCAGACCCCCGCCCTGGCCGACCCTTCGACACTCAATCCTGCTGCTGCCGGAGGGATGACCGAACTTTCCAATGTGCGGGATGTGACGGTCAATCACGAAACGGGCGAGGCGGACATCACAACCCGCGCCAATGCCGGATGGAGAGCCACGGCTGCTACGCTGAAGGAATGCACCGTCGAATTTGAGATGGTCTTTAAGCCCAGCGATGCCGGATTTACGGCCATCAAGAATGCCTGGCTCAACAATGAGGAGATTTCTCTGGCGATTATCAGTGAAGATCCGGATACCTCCGGCGCCGAAGGTCCGTGCGGGAACTTCTCCATCACGAATTTCAGCCGCAGCGAGCCGCTGGAAGAGGCTATCGTCGTCCAGGTGACCGCCAAATTGTCGGCCTGGGGCCACTGGTACACCAAGGCGTAATTTGAAAGGTTTTTTCTCATGAAAGAATTTATCGACAGCACCGGCAAGAAATGGGTCCTGTCCCTGACCATCGATGCCGTCAAGCGCTGCCGGGATCTCCTGAACCTCAACCTCCTCGAACCGGAAAAAGGCGACCCTCCCCTGCTGACCCAGATCGGCACCGACGAGATCCTGTTCTGTGACTTGCTGTACTGCCTGTGCAAGCCGCAATTGGATCAGGCAGGAATTTCGGATGAGCAGTTTGGCCAATCTTTGGGCGGCGATGCGATCCGGTCGGCCAGCAACGCCTTCTATGAGGAGATGATCGATTTTTTCCAGAAACGCGGCCGCAGCGACCGGGCCAAGGCTGTGGCCAAACAGATGCAGGTGATCGACTTGACAGTTCAGACGATCGAACAGACGCTGGATGCGGTGAATCTGGAAACGGAAGTTGTGAAGGCCCTTGGGAGTGTATCTACAAACTCGCCGGGATCATCGGGGTCGTTCCAGGACCCCTGACGCTGCGGGAGCTTGTCTGGATGGCCCAGGGCCGCGGGGAAAGCGCCTGGGGGCGGACCAGCAACCTGATGGCCCTGATCGCCAATGTCAATCGGGACCCCAAGAAGGGTCGTCCCTTCAAGCCGGAAGATTTTAATCCCTATGCCCGAAAATCCAGGGTCATCGTCCTGACCAAGAAGAACTTTGGCCTCCTTCGCGAGGCGTTTATTGGGGAATCAAACTAATGGCAGCACAGGTTGGAGCCATCCGGGCCGGACGGGCGTTTGTGGAGCTGTTTGCCGACAGCAGCCGGTTTGTGGCCGGGCTGCGACAGGCCGAAACCAAACTCCGCCAGTTCGGCCAGAATGTCCAGAACCTCGGGATGCGGATGACCGCCCTGGGGACCGCGGCCCTCTCTCCATTTGCCATCTCCACCAAGGTCTACAAAGACTTCGATGATGTGATGCTGCAGGTCAAGGCCGTCACCGGAGCAACGGGGGCAGAATTCGATACCCTGACCGAGAAGGCCAAGTTCCTGGGCCGGACCACCTCCTTTACCGCCGCCCAGGTGGGCTCGGCCATGCTCGAACTGGGCTGGGCGGGATTTGCCGCCAAGGAGATCGACGATTCTATCGCTTCGGTGATGAACCTGGCGCGGGCGACCGGAACTGATCTGGCCGAATCCACTAATATCGCCGCTGCTACGCTTC